AGAACTTTATGCCAACCATCGGTGTATCGTTTTCCTGGAGCACCACAATCTTCACAAATAGTGTAACTTATACTCTCAGCAAAGTGAATATAATTCCAGTGCTTATCAGTAGCACCATTCACATAGAATCGTAGTCCACCAAACTTCTCTTTTATTTGAGATGCGACTGGCACTTTAGCAGCTTCTTCATCCAGTTTTGCTTTGGCTTCGTCAATCATTTCTTGAGTAATAATCTTCTGCCCACCTTCCCATTGTGGTTGATTGACTCTATCTTTGATAAAATCATAACGAGATTGTGCTTGACGATAATCAGAAGTCAATAGACCACAAAGAGTATCAATCAAATTATACCAACCATCTCCAGTACAAATACCCCAGCACATGGCAGTTTCTGTCATCGGCGCATGGCGATCCCTAAAAATTAAAGGATATTTTGCACATAGTGCTTCGTCAAGTTCTTTTCTCATGACAATTCCCTACTCATTTGCCACTGCCAATGTCTATACAACTCTTCATAAGCACGAAGAACTTCATCGGGAAGTTTATTACCTTTACGAATTTCTTCTTCAATCACTCTTCCAAGTGCACGACCCAATCTAATTTCTTCTAAGTCTAGCATATTAACTCCAAGTCCTATGGTTTTCTGCTACATGTTCGAGTCCATCATATTCATGGATGTGCCACTTGACATCATCAGGAATCTCAATGATAGAGATCTCCGCAGCCCATCCCCATGATTTTTGACCCATCTCTTCAATCACTGCAATCAAATCTGGATCTGAACGATCCTCATAAAAATCATATTGACTAAGATAACCATCTTCATTGCCACACATACCTTCCTTGTAATAATTCGCACCCATTAGTTGGCTATCAGTTTCTTCTTTCTCAAATGCAATACCCTTACGTGTGAGTAATTTCTCAAATGCTTCATCAGAAATACCAAAACCACCGAAGCAACGATTAATAGCGACTCTTGTCATTTTTAACTCCTAATACATTATGTATAATTTTATCTTGAATCATATGCGGGACAGTTGCATATGGAAAAACTAAAAAGAATGGGCACCCACCATGACCCCAACCACCAGTTTGTAGAAAGTGTTTATATTCAGCAATATCCTTCTTACTTTTGGGATTGAACAACCTCTTTCTTGAAGAATACATTTCTAGTATCATAACGATTTACCTTTAAGTTTTTTCAATTCTTTAATCCTCTCATTAAGAGCATCTTTAATTTTCTCACAAGCATCTAAATCAAGTCTTTTAATATTAACTTGTATTTGAATTCTACCAGACTTATAACCACCAGATGCTTCTTCCCAAGCATAACCAACTTTATATCCAAATCTATTTCTATGTTCAGAATGAAGCCATCGTTCAAGTTCTTTTTTCTGACTGTCTTCTACAATCAAACAACGAACATAAACACTTTCAATATCAATTTTTTCTTCTCTAATGTAAACCCCACACATATGGTGAGTGACTTTATTGTTTGCTCCAGCACCAGTTCTCAAATCACTAAGTCTTTTTGGTAAACACCCAGATTCACCAATGTAACAAATGTCTTCGTGAATCAATTCTTGTGGTTTGGTCAGTGATACTTGGTAAACACCTGAATGTTTACCATCAGTAAACTTTTGCCAAAAGTCAATACAAGTTTTACCCATAGTGGCATAACTTGTAGCAGAAGGGATATCTGTTAGTTTAACCCACTCTGTTGGTTTAACATTATTCACTTAATAACCTTACTGTGGTCAGCCACGTCTTTATCATCACGAAGTTCAATAAACACTGGAAGGAACAAACTGTCCTCGCCTTGTTTATTGGTTATACGACTATTATACTTGATAGCTACAATTCTGTCAACTAAATTTTCAGCCCAGTATTTCTTGCGATGTTCCTCAGTAAAGCCAGAGCCAACATTGACTTTGACAACTCCATCAGAAGATTCACAAATAATTGCACCGAGCATTCCTGCAGCTTTACCTTTACCTTCTTCCACTGCAACAATCTTGAGATCGCACTCGAGTTCACCTTTGAATTTAATCTGAGTCTTGCTACGTTTATCTTCCCAGATGCCATTCCTACACTTTAGGATGATACCTTCTTGACCATCAGCAAGCAAACCCTCGAATAGAGTTCGTGCTTCATCATAACTAGCAACTTCCCAGCGATCTACCAATGCAACTTTCTTTGGCTTGTATGTGTCCATCATAACACAAAGAGATTCAAGTCTTTGGCTATATGGAACTTTACAAACACCAAGAGTAAATTCATCATAAGGAATCAAGTCCCAGATTGTAGCATGAACCTTGCGTGCTTCATCAGTTTTGATTGTTCCCTTGTTCGCTTTATTGAGAATACCATTACCAGTCTGGCGATCGAGAACGATACCCTTATCTTTGACAAGCAACTCTCCATCAAACACACAGTTGACGCCATTTGCCATTGCGATAAAATCTTCTTCAAGATTACCGAGCAGGTTTATCTCTTTACCATTACGTGAACGGAACTCACATTTACCATTTGTGACGATAGCGTTGAATCGCATACCATCCATTTTAGTTTGAACAAAAGCAGGGAACTGAATCTTATCAACCAACTTCTGCTCAAATGGTGAGCACAACATCACTGGATATTCAGCGATAAGATTTTTCCAAACCTTGTTCGCTGTAGAAACATCAACACCACATTTCAGATCTTTCTGAATAACTCGCTCAAGAACTTTAGCGTCTTGTTCATTAAGTGCTTCAAGATTTGCACGAAGATGATCGATACCAGCATTACCAGTTACCAATCGCTTTGACAAATCACCAATAGAATCCAACGCAAATTTCAGTGAGATACCATCACCTTTGTTTGGTGTGTAGTCAGGAATCTTACGAATGTAAAACTGAGTAAATGGGTCGAGAGCCAAGCGAACTACCTTACGCAGAACCTCGTTATCGCTGTTCGCATTTAGTTGGTCGATTTTGAAGTTGCGTGAGTTATTGCTCGCAAGACTCTCGAAAAACTTATTCAGATTCATTATGCTGCCACCTTAATATTTGACCACTTAGCAAGTTTCTCTTTCTTCTTGATACCTGCTTGAGCCACTGCATTACCATCAATAATTTGTTGCTCGATCATCATCTCGATCATACAAAGCAAATCACCGACTTCTTCTTCGAGTCGTTCACGATTCGTTGCACCATTATGTTCACCATCGATACCGAAACGAAATACTTTACTGATTGCTTGCGCAACCTCAGCGCATTCTTCTTGACAGATAAGCATAATTTCTTTTTGCTTTTCTGTATTGATTTTATTAACTTGAAATTTGTTCACTTTTAATTCCTTCAATGTGTTTACATTTACCATGAAACTTAAACCCAATGCAAGTACAACTCATACCAGATTCAGTTTCTTCTACATAATATACATGATCTTTACTACCAAGAATTTTCCATCGTTTATTATTTGATTTCTCTTCGTATCTTTGCATAACTTCAAACTTACGATAGCGAGTATCAAATGATAGGGGTTTCTTAAACTTCTGAAATTCTTTTGGGTCGTGCCACTTAAAGTAGCCGATGATCTTATCCATAGAATCGTTCATTAGATAAGTGTGGTTCGGCTGACGATATTCAACATCCCACTTAGTGATTTCTCTAGCGAGAATCATGCGACTTCCTTAAAATAACCATAAGGTAGACCATTCAGGAAACAGAAGTATTCCCAGTCACCATCAGCATCGCTAGATTCCATAATCCAGCGAAGTGCAGTGGCACGATCTTTCGCACCCATGCAGATAGTATTGGTGACATGCTGTTCGAATTTAGCAATGCATTCTTCCTGCATTTTCTTCTCTTCAGCAAAGACAACCTCAGCTTGTTTGCTGAGTGAGTCCAACTCTTGCTCGAGTTCTTGCTCAGTCATTGCATCGTAATTCATCCAGCGAGGACGCACACCATGAACATCTTTGTAGAAGTCATAGTGAGTTGCAGCGAGTTGCTCTTTGCGACTAAGTTCTTCCCAAGATTTCATAATATAGATCTCCTAAAATTAAACCAAAGTAAAAGTAGTTTTACGTGGCATACCAGATGCGAAACCAGAAGTGCCAGTGCAATAACCACGTGAAGATTTTGCAGACATTTTGGATTTTGGCAAACGACGTTTACGTTCATCAACTTGGATAACACCACCAGCACGCAAGAATGCTTTTAATGCTTTCTCAGATTCAGCACGAATCTCAGCTTTGGTTTGAACAGGACGATTGTAGATAGTAGCAACGATTTGCTTTTTCACAGACTTTTTCATAATCAAGTTTCCTTTTTCATTCATCATAAGACTATTATACACCGAACCTGAATTATTGTAAAGTCTTTTTTGCAAATTACCCTACAAAATGTAGGGGTTTGTAACTCGTTGATTTTACTGGAGTTTTTACGTGTGAAGACCCTCTGTAGTAGAGGGTC